TTAGAATAAAGGTTTAAGCCAAATTCGCTTGCTCACCGTCAAACTATTATCTGTTCTATCAGTAGCAATGAGATTAATATAATATGTTGCACCATTGGCTTTAATACTGCATTGAGTATTATCTAAAACAGTAAGAGTATATTTATCAGCAGGAGTAGTTTCAGGATCAATGCTAAAATCAAATGTTGCTCCTTCAACAATATCACCTAAACCATTTTTCTTTACAGCGGTATAAGTTTTAGTTTGATTCTGTTTTATCTCAGTATCACCTATCAATTCCAATGTATAGGTTTCTGGCACTTCCACTTCTTCAACTGTAATTACAATAGAATCATTGACAGTTGTATCTGATTCAAAGGAAACGGTTATTGTCACATTACCGACTGATACAGGTGTAACCATTCCAGTAGAATCAACCGTTGCAATAGAAATATCTGAACTTGTAAAAACCATTGGTAATGGATTAGTTAAAACCGTTTCCCCATCTTTTTGTTCTACATTTAGTTGAACAGGAGTAGCAGTATCAGTTGTTAAAGTATCCCCATTCAAGATGGTTATGGAATAATTAGGAAGCACTTGCCCTTCTTCAGAATATTTCATTTTCATAAGTAATAATCCAGGTCTACTAATATCATCCATGCTTATTACCTTATAGTTAAATCTGCCAATCTTATAAATGTCATTCAGTTGAATATTAGAATTAATAGTGTTATTAGCCACCAAAATATAAATTTCATTTTCTAAAACAGTCAAATAGTATGTTACATCAATATTTAGATTAACCTTGTTTGTTACGACATAAGGCACACGATGTAGGATTCCTGCAATATTTACAGTTAGAGTATTATGACACTTCTGCATAATACCTTTATATTTATTATATCGTTTACCACTAACTTCACTGATAACTAGCCATTTCCCATCATCATAATCAATCAAATAGCCACTTTCTATATTTTCAAGTGTGGTTATATTTCTATTATCTTTAGATTCAGTTAAATTTGTGTTAGTTATCAATGCTCTAGCAGGTTTACCATTTATTAAAATATCTTGTCCTGCCATATTAAGAAGGTGTTTAAAATCTTTAGGATCATTTAATTGAAAGTAATTAAACAATGTCGCACCTCCTTAATTTGCAAACATCATAAAAAAAGATGCTCCATCTTGATAGGTATTAGCATCATCCGGTATCTGTCTAATTTTTATTTCTAATTGGTCAATACGATTCTGTAGGTTCTCATGGAATTGGGATATTGATATATCATCCTGCTTATAATCTTTCATCAAAGCAGGTTGGTTTGCTACTGATTCGAGGATAGATAATGCTGATTTAAGAATATTTCGTTTATTAGTATTTGAAGTAGGGATATATTCATCTGTTGAATTTAATGAATTTTCTGTTAGGTAAATATTAATTTCATCAGGAGTTAGGTCTATACCTTTTATCTCCATAAGTAAGCGTTCTGAATTTGTCATTATATAACCCCCTCTAATCTCTTCTGATCATTTTTGCAATTCTCCATAAAGAATAATTCACCATCAAAAACAATGTTTTGGTTATAGGAATGATATGTGGGATGGTTTTTAAATGATTGTTGCATTTTTACATAATCGAGTCCTGTGGCACTTCTGCTTGTTGTTCCATCTTCATAGTAATGGGTAGTTGCAAAAGTGACGGATATAATATTATCTTTCACACTGAAATGATAGCGTTCCTTTTTGCTTATTGTTTCATCATCTGAATGTTGAAACCATTTACCTATGAAATATTGTAAATCCTGTTCAGTGATAGGTAATCTATCTTTGATATATAACATTAGAATTTCTCCTTTCAATAAAAAAGGTATACTGCGAAATACAGTATACCTAAAATAATATGTTTTTAATATGTTTGTATTATAATATAAATCTATTAATCACTATTATATTTATCCATAAAATCAATCATTGCTTGATTAATCAAATCCTTGTTTTTAAACCCCTTGTTCTTGCTGCAAAACTCTTTCCATTGCTGAAGGATAATATCATTAATAGCAAATGAAGTAACGTGTTCTTTTGCTTCTGGAAGGTTAATAATAATAGTTTTTTTGTCATTTATATTATTTCCTATTATTTTTTCTACTGCTTCCAATCTTAAAAGAATGTCATTAATAATATCAGGTTTTATTTGTTTTGGTTCATCAGCATCTGGAGTAGGTAATAATACATTATTATTATTTTGTATTATATATTGACCGTTTATTTTTTTATATCCTGCTTCATTTAATTTGGATTTGATTGTGGAATATCCAATGCTTAATTCCTCAGCAATTTGTTTTAAGGTTTTACCTTCTTTGAGTTTTTGGTTTATTGAGTTAATATCGGTGTCAATATTAAACATTCTAACCCCTCCTAAAATAATATGATTCTATTAATTACTATTAATAATATATTATAATAGAAAGGTATTATTTACAAGGGGTGGGAAAGAAAAAGCACCATAAAAAATAACGCCTATGGTTAAAGGCGTTAAAATTGTTGGTACTTGATTTTTTATTGTATATTGGACAGTATCCACTATGCTTTTTAATTCTTATTTACATAAATAATATTAAAATAATCTTGATCCCATTGATCACTTCCGCGGCAAAAGTTAATCACATCGCCTACATTCAAATTAGATGTAAATTGGTCTAATGTGCTATTTATCCCATTTACTTTCAAATATTCCCCATCATAACTTAGTATACTAGTATTATCATTGTCTTTAAAAGTTATGGTTTTTTTAACGGTATCTACATTTATAACGCTTCCAGTGAAACTCTCCCCATATTGGAAATCAGCATTATTTTTAATTCCTACAATTACAGTCGCAGATTCAAGTTGTTCTTTTGTCCAGGCACCAAACTTATTATACATAAAACCACTACGCCCATTGTATACCGTAGCACCATAAGTTAAAGTACGCGAGGGATAAAGACCAACTTGTACTTTAACAATAGTTTTTGGAGTAGCATTTATTTTATTTGCATCTATGATAATTTTAGGTTCTCCTGTACTTGTAGTAGGCATAATTACTTGACCTACTTCAGAAACTATTATAGTCCCTGGTGTTTTATCAATTATCGAAAATTTCATTTTAACTAATTCAGTAAGCGGTTTACCATTTAATGCACAAAATGCATTATCTACACATAAAGTATAAGTTGTTATAGGTTTCCATCCAACAATATAAGTGCCATAGGATGAGTTAACAATTGGTGCTTTAACAATAATTGATTTCTTATCTAAACCAGGAATTATTTTTACGACTGTTGAAAAACTATCTACTCTTTTCCCTGATTCATCAAGTACATAAATATTGTCCGTTAAACCTGTTTGAATAACGTCATTATTAAATGTTATAGTCCAATCTTTATCAAATGGTACATTGAATTTTTGAGGAAATATATTAACACCAGAAGAACTACCGCTACCGCCGCCACCGCTGGTTGTTGTCGCAACATTTGCCAACGGTATTAAGTCATTAGCATATGATGCATTACAACAAACCAAGACAAATACGGCAATAAATAATATACTACTTGTTATAATTAATTTTTTCACTTGTAACACTCCTCAATATCTTTTCTTTTAGATTAGAGGTAATATTAGGGATTTACAATAGATTCGATTTTCTTAGATGAAATGTGACATTTTTTTGAACGTGTAAAATTGGAATAGATAAAGCAAGATTTATGCCAATAGGGGTATCCATATAATCAACAAAAAACCACTCTAGAACCTTCTTAATTCATCAGCCCTAACCTTTCATACCTCCAACGAATAAACGTTCAATCTGGAAGCAAATATCAATGTATATAGCAATGTTTTTTGCCTATATAATCATGCCATCTACCTTCTATTAGAGAATACAATGATACATAATGTAGTTGTGTATCATTAATCAACACCAAACTAACGTTTTATCATGTTTAATTAATACTAATACAATATAATACTACATTATGTCGTATTGATCGGCTCAGAAGAATGAATAAAAAATGTATAGAAATATTAATAAAATTACCAGTTTTATAGCAGATAATTTCCATTTATTAAGCGAATTTTATGCAAAGCCCAATATATAGGGATTTGATGGCATAGTAATAGTTTACATAATATTCATTAAAGGAAGTTGGAGCATTATTTACGCAATTTTTATGCAAGCGAGTGCATAAATATACAGCAAGAATATATGGATAAGTCAATCATAATTTATCGAACACTTGTTCTGTGTATAGTGTCAAATAGAACGAGTGTTCGCCATATAATATTCTTTAAATATCGAACAAATGTTCTCTTTAATTTAATCGAACAAGTGTTCTCTTTAATTTAACAGGCGTGTTTTCGGGGATATTTTACATCCAAAACCAACCACTAATATATTTAACTTTTAATGCAATTATGCATTATAGTATTTAATTAAACCATCTATTCCCCATTATCATCCTCACTACCAACATTACTACCTTCTGCTTTAATTCTATCTAATTCTGTTGCCACATCATAAACCATAGGACACTGTTCCAATGTACTCTGTAAACTAATAGCACCTATTCCCCTTAAAGTTTCTAAATCATTAATAATATCTGTTCTATTCATTGGCCTACTGTACTCAAATACAACGTCTAAAGCATCAGAATTAATCACTATACCTTTTGCTTTAAGTAATGATTCAATCGCCTTAAATCTAAACTCCATTCCTTCTCTCATATACATTTCATTCATACCTGCTCTAAGATCAGCCAAAGAAAACATTAATTTAATACTTACCTCACTTAAATTACTTACATCTTGTACCCCCATACTTACCGCAGGGACACTTGATATTTGCAATAAACTATTATAAAGAATTTTCCATACGCTTTCAAAACTCTTATAATCCAATTGTCCATTAGCAAATCCAAAAGAACCACCATCATCTAAATTAATACCACTTCCCACAAGATTAGCAGGAATAGCACCTTCTCCGTTTTTACCAATACCTAATTTCTGGCCTACCACTACTGGAATAGGATTCACGAATTTATAAATACTATCAGTGTATTTACTAATCAAATCTTCCAGGTTATCAATAATATTTACATAATCCTCCAAATCACTTCTACCTGCTGTTTCGTCCATTTCATTTTTATTCTTATAAATAATCGGTAATCCACTAGGATTATGAAATTCCCCTCTGAATGTCACTTCTCCGCCAAAATCATCATATTTTTTGACTGTATTCTCATCAAATACATTCCAGTAACTTATTCCATTAATTGAAGTATAATGCTCTACAAATCCGATATATTCATTTTCATCATTATAAACTGGAAAACTATCTTCAGGATTAATCAACTTACTCTGTATTTCCCCGTTCTTATCAATGTAAACGTATTCAGCAATACTACCGTACTTACATACTTTATCTAATATATCCCAATCTATTTTATTATAATTTCCTTTTTTATAAATTTCTTTCATAATAGATACAGATTCTTCATCACCTGATATAGTTACCGGATTTTTCAGCAAATAACTTGTACTAAAATTCAATATCGTTTTAGCATAATTTAAAACTATTGTTCTAGGATGAAACTCCTTACCGTTCCACATCTCCACACCTCTATTTAAAATAGCGTGTTTGCCGTTCAAGTATTCTTTAATATTAATAATATTTGCTATCCGTTCCCAATTACCATATTCTGAAGTAAATTGCATAAACCATTTGTCATCACTATCATAATACTTATTTACATAATCTTGTAAATTCACTATTCACATCCCCCTCTACAAATACCATTTTCCGCACTTCATACCTTGTATTGCTAAAGCAGAAGCAATTACCAAATCATCGTGATTAGTTCCGTCTCCACGCTTATTTGATGTTTTACCATCTGCTTCAATAAATATTTTCATTTCGTCTAGTGTTGATATATCATTAATAAGAATTAAATTCTTTTCAAATTGTTCTTTAAAATCCTGTACTAATCTAGGTTTACTTGCACTGGTAGTTATCCAGCCAATAGTATATTTTCTCTTACCCCGATCATCAAAGGTTTTCATTTTATACATATTTAGATATTGCCTTTCAGCCCTCAATTTTTCTATCACTGATTGACCAAAACTATTCTTCTCAACTACTAGAAAAGCATAATTAAACATCATTCCTAAGTCATACACAACATCACTAAATTTATATATAGGTATTTTATTATCATAGAATACTGCTACTTGCTCACCATCAGAATTAAATACACTAATTGCAGAATTATCACCACCACTACCACTTGCGGTATCAATCCCTGCATAATATCTCTGGTTTGGTTTAATATTTTTAAACATAAAAAAACCCTTACCGTAATATCTAGCAAGGGTATCAGGGAGGGTAATATTTAATTCATCTTTTCGCAATGGTGGTATTAAATTCGTCACTCTATTGTTTATTGCTTGTTCATTAAAGATACTTCTGCTTGTTGCTCTAAATGATTCTTCAGGAGTAAAAGGAAATTCTTGCTGGAAATCCTCTAATGTCATATCCTGCAACTTCCATCTTCTCCACATAATCATTTTCAAACTAACTTTAGCATTATATAATGGCAATTCATCTATATCCAATTGTTCAGGGGTTAATCTATGATTATGATTATTAACCTTAAACCAATCTTCTGCTATGTTTAATTCATGTTTGAATTGATTAGCAGTAGCACTACTTGTCCAAGGATAGAAAAACGCTTTATACTTAGATTGTTTACTCTTATAAGCATTGGTAAATAATTTTTGATAGTAATTATATCCGTTACTAGTTGTTTCAATTACTATCTTACTATCCATATTTTTAGCCAGTGCTTGCTCCAACGATACTAAAGCATCCTTCTGTTGGTCATCTGGATAAAATGCAAACTCTGATAAATGGATATATTGCAGATTCATTCCTCTACCAAGTGATTTTACTCCTGCGGTCTTAACCATAATCCTTGAACCATTTTCTAAATATAATTCCATACGGTTATTACGCTTTTCTGCTGGTTTATACTTATCTGGTATATCAGAATAAATCTGTTTCATTTTTTCAAAGAGTGCTTGTGTACTTTCAACATTGTAACTTACCATCAGACAATTGGTATTTGGCTTAGTGCAAGCAATCCACAAAGAATAAATAATCGCTAAACTGGAAAATCCTAACTGTCTGCTTTTAGCGATTATATTAAATTTATCCATATTATTAAAGAAGTCCACCTGTTGCTCATTGGGTACAAACTTTACCAAATTACCATTGTTATCAATAATCTTAATAAAGTTTTTTGCCCAAAGAAAAAAGTCATTATTAATTTTCTCTAACTTGGTTTCTTTTTTCATATTATAAGATCATCTTCTTCTTCTTCATCATCTTCAATGATATTATTATTGGTGTTTTGTTTAATGTTTTGTGCTATGGACTTCTGTAATTTAATCACTGTATTAACTGCTCTAGCATCACCTTTTTTTGCTTTATCCAGCATTGCATTATACATATCAATCAAATCATTGGCTGCATGAGATTGAATTAATAAATCAATTAAATGCTTGTACTGCTCTGTTTTCTCCCAAGAATAATATGTTTCTTTATTCTTCACCCCATCAATTCTCATTATTTCTTCAAGTGGACGATCAACATATACCCGACCCCTTACAGGTAATTTATATTTCCAACGAAAATATCTTCTATACTTTAATGGAGTTTTTGCCAATTGTTTATCTAATGTCATTTGTTTACCTCCTATAAATAAAATAAGGAATGGCATTAAACCATTCCCTTTAAAAAATGTACGATTTTATACTCAATAGGTATTATATATGTAGTACCGTTTACATCAAACTTTTGTCTTGCAGACGGCTCCCCCCTATATTCGTGCTTGCTATCGCTGCGCCCGAATTATCCCCCGCTGGGGGAACTTGTATTTTATTTATTTTTTACATTTTAAAATTTGGTACTTTATAACCTTAATTAGTACTCTTATATAATATAGGTTTTAAAGTACCAAATTTTTTCTAGTACAATATTAAAGTTCCAAAATAAAATAAAAAATTAATTCCTGCGCTTGCGCAGAATCACGAACGCAAGTGAGTGATATAAACCGTCTGTAGGACTATAGGTAAATATTTATACTCTTATTAATATTTCTGCTAATTCCATTTGTGCATCTAAATATGTATCTTGTAGTTGAAATAAGTTTAAGTTTTCAACTTCAATCGGAGAAACTTCTCCAATCCAACTATCAATTAATTTTTCATATTCTCTTTTATATTCTTGCTGGTTCTTTTCATAATTGTTTTTTGCTTGTTTGTTCATGTAATTTATTACCTTATCATTTAACTTTTTCTCTTGTGCCAAAATCTCTGCTTCCTCCAATGCTTCAACTATATACTTATGGGTAAATAATATATCAATTTCTGTGTATGAATAATGAATACCGTATCTTTCCCATAATAATTCATTGACTCTATCAAAATACTCTTTCGCTTTAAACTTTAGATACACTTGTGTTATGATTTCTAATCCCATTTCCTTTAGCACTTGACGCTGAGTATCTCTAATATAATTTTTCTCATCATCAGTTGCTAATCTTCTATTATTTTGTATTAATTTTCCATCCACAATTTCTCTTATGTTAATTACCGTATTTTCGGTATAGTCAATCAATCTTCTATTCTCCAGATTCCTCAAAGAACCAAATAGTATTTCTTTTAACTTTTGATAGGATCGCTGGTAAAAATGGTTAATGTCATAGTTTGTAACATCTGTAATACTATTTTCCTTTATTTCTTTATAATTTTTATCAATGTAATTCTGATTAATCATACTTAGCATAAGAAATAATTTTTTAACTGTAAAACTGGCTCTATATCCTTTTTGTTTGGATAAATAACTTAATAGTAATAGTTCAATATGCTGAATATATTCCTTATTATTGCCTTTTGCTCTTTTATCGGTTTTCTCCAATGGTTGATCATATATTTCTAGGATTATAAATTTATGACCAACTTTTTTGAAGTCAAAATATCTTTTCCATTTTTCCATCTGAAATTTTCTGTTTCTATTGCCATCTTTAACTTCTTCATCTAACAAATCACACATGATTTTATAATTTTTAACTGCCATTCCTATTGACAAATTTCTTTCCACTATTCGTGCGAATTCATCTTTAATATTTTTTTGTAGTACGTTTTGCATATGTATTAAATCTTATCTCCCTTCATTTGTTATAATTTCTTCTTTTTGTTCTTGTTTTTTACTCTCCCATTTTACACATTATTTATTTTTTTGTAAATACCACCTTGTTCCGATAAATTAAAGCAACCGAAAACATATCAGGGAAGTCATCTTTTGTATATGTTTTATTTGACATTAAATTTGTAGGCCAATCTCTTGATAATTCTTTACTAATATAAAATGGTTTCTCAGGACGAGATAAATCCAAATTAAAAAGACCCTGCAAAGTTGCAAGGTCTATTTGAGTAGTAAGGATTCCATTTCTATTAACCCCTATTTTTTTATGTAAATTATGCTTTTGTATAAAGTCATAAAATTCGCTTTTTGTATGTCTTTCTAAAACTTCTATAAGTTCATCAAATCCCAACATATTGAGATATTTTGAATGTATATTAATAAAACGTTTATCATAATATCCTAAATATCCACCATCAATTGCTAGTAGTGCCATCTTACCTTCTTCTGATTCGGGAAGAGGTAAATCATAAAAACTCCATATTTGCATGGCTGTGCTGCCACAATATTTTTGATAGTAATTCTCTCTTGATATTTTTAATACATTATTTAGATTGGCACTTTTAGAATTGACTGTATCATTTGCTGATAGCATCGTGACATGGTTACTCCAACATCTACCATTCACCAGATCACAATCTATTGCAATTGCCGGAGTATCAGAATCTTTAATCTTATAAACAGTTTCAAAATCATAAAAGTAATTTATTTTATAACCTTTTATTTTATTGAGTAATGCGCAACTGACCAAACTGTCAATGTCATCTGTTAGTATTAATTCATATTTTTTTTTATCGTCATTACACCAATTAGGAAACATCTCCTTAATTTTATTTTCCATTTAGCATATGTTGTTGTCTATTGGAAGATTGTGAATTAAAATTTTAACTATTACTAGTTAATAAACGGTTTCACCTCTCTTTCCTCCAACGCTCCAAGGTGAGTATCCGTTCATACTCATTTCGACCACAAACATTAATTCATCTCCCTTCATTTGTTATCTATAATTTGCTTGTAATGTGTGACATTCTGTAAACTCATATTTGTTTTGTTTGATTCCCACATTGATAAAAGTGGGACACTTACTTTGAGTTCTTCAGCAATTTGTCGTAATTTGATTTTCTTCTTTCTGCGAATAGCAGAATAATATTGCCGTTCATTTTCATAAAAAATATTCATTTGACAAACATTCCTTTTATTTAAAATTGAAAAAGTTAAGTAAAAAATAAAATGAGGATACGCAGATTATGCGTACCCCCATAATATTTACCTTATTAAATACTAAACCGTTGCATCAATAGCATCAGTGGTAAATTCAGCGTTCTTGTTTCCAGCACTATCCTTAAGAGCATCAGCACCAACTTTAATCTTATTGGTTGCGGTACTTAGTGCAGAATTAAATGTTACTACCAGTTTTCCGTTAGTAATAGCAACTTTATCACTAGCACCCAGGGCTGCAAATGTAGTTCCATCAGTTGCTACAGTTACTTTTTCTTTTAGGGCTGCAATAGAAGCAGTTGCGTTACTTATTTTTTCACTCATGGTAATTGTTACTATTTTCTTAGTATCGTCAATGGTTGCACCGGATAATATAGGAGCAACTACATCAATCTCAAATACTGCAATGGCTTTTTGGTTTAGCATCTTCAAGGTCATTTCAGCAATTACATGCCCGTTTATACTATCACCAGTTTTTGCAAGCAATTCAAAATGCGGTTGTCTTAGATAAGATATTTTGACAAAAGCGGGATCGAATACAACCATTTTATCAGTAGGCATATGTCTATTTAATACCAGTTTAATAGTTCCATAATTTGTCTGGATACTAGAAACAATTAAACCAAACAAAGATTCTTGAGCAATATAGGAATATTTATTAGCATAGAGAGCATCAATATCTTCCTTCAAATCAGCATTTACCATAGCGATATAAGTTCCCGAAGACATCCCTGCATCCCATAATTTCTTTACAGTTTCTTTAATTTTAGGTTCTGTAATAGTAGGACTTTTAACTATATTTTCAGGAAGTGCAAAAGCAAGCAAACCGTCCATTTTACGGACATAGGGAGATGTAGAACCATCATCTTTAGTTCCATTTATAAGTTTCTTTTCAATATTTACTTTCATCTCAATTAGACGATCATTAATTTCTTCTGCAAAAAGATTTGATACACCAGTAATGCTAGAAGCATCGGCAGTACCACTTATTGAAGTTGCTTTTTTAAAGATTTCACAAACATTACTTTTTTCTGCCCTTGCAGAAGATTGGAAGGTATTAGTAGTAGAACCTTCAACCTGAGAAATATCTTCTGTATTATCAAGAGTTTTCTCTCTCCAAGTTACAATCTTACTTCCGGTAGTATCATACCCTTTACCCATAATAATAGTTGTTAATGGACAATCCATCGGGCTAACCAAAGAAATTTCTTTAGTTAAGTTGATGTTTTCTAAATCAGTAAAGTTAGTCGTTTTTATCATTATTTTCATTCCTTCTTTCTTTCAATTTATTTAGAGAATAATTTAGACAATTTACTGCCTATCATTCCTTCAACATTTTTGTTCTTCTCAGCAACTGAATAAGCATCAGTTGTTTTATGACCTTCTGGAATGTAAGAATTATTTAATTTTTTTGCTTCCAGAATAGCATTGAGTTTTTCAATACTCTTATCCAAATCTTCTATAGATTCCCCATTGATAAAATCAGCAAAATCAGATAATCCTTTTTCCTTAATGTGTAGGGATTTTTCCTTTGCCCATAATTCTTTCTCTTTTGTTTCAATCTCTTTTTCCTTATCAGTTTTAGGTACAGGTTTTAATCCTTCTAATTCTGCTTGTATAGGAGCAAGTATTTCAGTTTCCCATTTGCTTTTTTCTTCTGCAATTTGGTTATTAATATATTCTTGTTGTTCAGGTGTAAATTCCATTAGATAAATTCCTCCTCTATTTTTGTTTCATTATTAAATCTTTTAAACTATTTACCGCTTGAATGACATTCTCATATACTGCTGAATTCTTTTCTAATTGAACCATTAATTTTTCTTCACGTTCCTTACTATCTTTGCGTTCGGACATTAAAAGCCATATGAAAAGCACCGCAAATATTCCTTGCGATAAAATCATCTGCATTATCTCTGGTTTTAGTAAATCCATCTCACCACCTCATTTCAAATTTTTAAAAGTTAATTCTTTATTTTAGTAGCGGTTATTTGATTTGACAGTGAAAGACCCATATTGATATTGTCCAATTTATAATTTGTTAGACGGGCTTCTAGGTGCATCATATCGAATTTCATACTGTGTAATTTATTTTCCAATTCCTCAATTCTGCGTTCTAATTTCTCTACTTTTTCCATTAGTTGCATCCTCCTTCGTTTGTTTTATTTGTTTGTAGGTTTCTATTGCTTCTAGTAGTTCATCAGATTTAGTAAATAAAAAGATATTTCTTCTTGAATTTATATCCATCTTCATACTATGAAGCACAAAACCCCTCATCATAAGAAAACCTGCTAATCGTTGCGATTTAATATAAAATGGTTGCATCTGTTGACCTTCTTTCGTTTAAAAATTTAAGTAAAAAAAAAGGATAAGAGTGCTTGAAGTTAAGCACCCTTAATAAAAATAATAACGTTAAGTTAGATTGAAGAATAAGTTAAATGGAAAACACTATATATTAACCCCGAAGGGATAATATCAAATTGAATTTGTAATATACTCATATACAAGGTTTTATTTTAGCCCTCTATGTACCAATAAATAAGCAAGTGATATTTTACTGTTATATACTACATAATAAGGAAAATTGAAAAAATTACAAATAAATCCCTATATAGTGGGGTTAGAAGGGGTTTTCTAAATGGTAAAGTTTCTATTGTTTCCTTCATAGACCATTATGAAAAAAATGCACTCAAAATACCACCACTACTAGGTTAGAATGTGTTTTTTTGGATTTTTGCACTTTTAGGAATGTTGATATATTGGGGTTATTAGGACTCTTCTATTACTTTAGCAGACCTATATTTATGCTTATATTTATGCCATACTTCTCTTTGTCACTCTAGTTGTTTTTCCTTCCAACAATTCCTACAAAATTTTTGTCTATTTTATATCCGTTTCCTTCATAGACCATTATGAAAAATTACATTTATAATCTATTGTAAGTACCAATATTACTGTAATAGAATGTATTTTTATGTATATTTTTGCATTTTAAAGAATGTTGATATATTGGGATTGTTAGGGATTTTCTAAATGTATAAAATTATTATATATATTCATTACATACAAATACTTATTTTTTTAAAGAATGTTGATATATTGGGATTGTTAGGGATTTTCTAAAAGTGGACATCTTATCTATATCATTACATACAAATACTTATTTTTTTTAGGAATGTTGATATATTGGGATTGTTAGGGATTTTCTAAAAGTGGACATTTCTTATTTTTCTTTTATTTTCTCGCCATAATTCTCTTTCTTTTTCCTTCCAACAACTCCTACAAAATTTTTGTCTATTTTATATCCGTTCCCTTCATAGACCATTATCCAATAAATGTAAATAAGTAACTCTAAGTACCAATATTACTACTCTTATTCATTATATACAAGTAATTATACATTTTACATAACCCTTATATATTGGCATTTCTAGCGATTTTCTAAATGTATAAAATTTTTTGTTTTATATCCATACTGATAAATACTACATAATAAGGAAAATTGAAAAAATCACAAGTAAATTCCTATATAGTGGGATTAGGAGAGGTTTTCTAAGTGATTAGAACTTATATATATATTCATTACATACAAATACTTATTTTTTTAAATAGTGTTGATATATAGGGATTTCTAAGGGTTTTCTAAACATACAGAATTTTTATTTTTCCTCATAATATCCTGTTCTTTTTTTCTAATTGTTTTCCGCTTGCTCATCATACATATTATTTACCCAAAAAACTATTGTATTTACAAATGAAATTGCTTCAAATTTCAACGATAAGGTATCAGGTAATAGGAATGGTAAGGTAGATAATTTTGAAGTGTTTTAGAAGGGGTTTTATTGATTAAATAAAACAAAAAAAAAGAAGAGAGATAATTATTAATATCCCTCTTCCTTTTCCTTGTTTACAAATTGAATTTATTAAGGGGATTGAATTGGTTTGCCCTTTCTTGTAAAGCAGTCCCCCATATTGCTAAATATCTTTCTGTCATTGCTGGTGATGAATGTCTTAATAATTTTTGGAGTGTAAATACATCTCCCCCATTCATCAAAAATCTATGGGCAAAAGTATGTCTGAAGTCATAAGCACAACAACGAACATTTGGGAAATTCATAATTTGTTTTAAGCGTTTAAACATATTTTTTACCGCATTAGGGGATAAGGGTTTACCTGTTCTATCTACAAATACAAACATAGGTAATTTTCCAAATTGCTTTTGGCAAAACAATTTATATTCCTGAAGTTCAGATTTTAACTTATCTGCCATAGGAATTGATGTTTGAGTTTGTAATTTCCCAAATAAAATAATATGCTGGTTTTCAAAATCAACATCACTCCATTTAAGGTTACATAATTCACCCAGGCGCATACCCGTACCCAATAAAGTAATTATTATGGTACTGTCTCTGTAGGCATACAGGGATTTATCTCTGGTTTTAATTCTTCGGTAGTAAGATAACATTTCATTTATCTGCTTATCGCTAAATACTTCAATTTTTACATTGGCTTTAATGTAATTCACCTTATGGATAGGATTATTTTTTTCATTGAATATTTCAATCTCTTGGAGATAATTAAAGAAGATTTTAATTGATCGTAATTTAGAATTGATAGTAGTGGGGTTATTGCCACGTTCCTTCTGGCAATAAATAAGATAGGATTTTATTGTATTGCTTGTAATGTCCGTAACTTCAATAATCTCTTTTTCAAGGCAGTAGGTATGGAATTCCTTTAAACATCCCATGTAATTAGTCAGTGTTGCCTTAGAAATCTGTCGGAATTCCCTATCCTCCTGAAATTCCTTAATAGCAAATTTAAGCAACAA